GAAAAAAAGAGCATTAATATCAGCTACAAGATGGATTGATACTTTAGTTTTTTATGGAGACAGATGTGACGATAGTCAGGCATTAAAATTTCCTAGAAATAATTATCAGGTAGATGGAGTAGAACTAGCTTGTACTGCAATACCAAATAATATTAAATATGCACAATATGAACTAGCCAGAGCATTAGCAAATGATACTGATGCTATAACTGGTACTACTGGTAAAGATGGTAATTTTTCTGAGGTAAAGCTAGGAGATATACAGGTTAAATATAATACTGATAGTCAGGGAACTGGATCTGTAAATAATATTCTTGACGTTTATCCGTGGCTACAAAGTTATCTGGGAGCATATCTGCTTGGTGGTGCTGGTAGTTTCCAACTTAGAGTGGTAAGAGGATAATGGCAGGTCAACTTGATTCACTATTAAAAAGTGTTGCTAAAGATGTTGTAGCAACTCTTGGAAGTTCACTTGATACTTCTATCACTTATACAAAAAAAGCATCTGGCAGTTACAACACAAGTACAGGTGTATATACAACAACTGATACAAGCTATAGCATTAATGTTCCAATAGAATTTATTAGATCGGAAGAAGATTTAGGAAAAGAAACTAGAGAATTTAAAACATATATTACTCCTGATCTTATTGGAGATAGTCAACCTGATTTTGATGATGAGATTACATTAACTTACGCAGGTTCAACTAGGGTGGCAAAAATAGTTAATATAAGTACATTACAAGGTGGACAGACTTATCTGTTCACAATTATTGCGAGGTTCTAATGGCTAAATCAGATCCTAACGCTTTAAGTAGTGCAATCGCATCTACAAGAAGAGAATATAATAGTCAGTTAAATAACTTAGTAAATAGGATTCTTACAGATTTACCTTCAGAAAGTCCTCAATATACTGGTTTCTTTGCTTCTAGTTGGCAAGCAAATACATATAGACCTCATTCGGATGAAGAAAGAACTTCTCCGTGGACACAGGTAAAAAAAGATAGAGATAATGGTATTAGAACTCCACCAATTATTGAACCCCGATACCCTTTGAATAAAAAATTTAAGTTTGGAGATACAGTATTTGTAGGCAATAGGGCTGAATATGCAAGGCAAGCATTAGGTTCTCCAAATAGTTCAATAATGACTTATGTGGAAACTATAGGTCAGGTTGTTGATTTTGTATTTGGTCAAACAAAACCAGATGTCAGAGTTGCTGATAGTCAAGTATTATATCAAGGTGTTCAAGCAGGTAGAAGTGCTCCAGCATTAGGTTCAAAATATAGAAAATTATGAGCTTAGTTAATGCAAGAGCAGCTTTTGAAAAAGCAATTACTGATGCAGTTGCAGCAGCAGATAATACTGTGCTTATGATTTATGACAATGTAACTTATACAACTCCTGGAAAAACTAAAAAATTTATCACGACTTCAATCACTTTTACTCAATCAACTTTACAAAATCAAGGTGCAGCATCAGATTATTATTCTGGTGCAATTCAATGTAATATTTATGTTCCAAAAGGTAAAGGCACTTCTGTTTTATCTTCATTAGGAGAAGCTGTAATAGATGGCTTAACTTCTATAAATGCTTCTAATTATTCAGATCCATTTTCTTGTTCTCCTAGAGTTGGAGAAGTAAGTGGAATTATACCTGTAGAAGTTGAAGATCGTTCACATTTCTTAGGAATTGTATCTTGTGCTTTTTTTGCTAATAGCTGATATACTTCTAATAGCTATACAATAACATGACTAGAGCAGTTGATCTTCTTAAAAGTAAATTTGGTGTAAGCCAACTTTATAAATATGAATTAAAAGATGAAAATGGAGAGGCTATTTTAGAAATCTTTTGGCATCCATTAACTATTGCTGAACGTGAGATGATTCAGAAAAAAAGTGGAACTCAAGATGCAAATGATTTTGCTTTACAACTGATGATTGAAAAAGCATTAGATAAAGATAGTAAAAGATTATTTGCTGATGGAGATAAGGCTTCTTTGAGAAGAGAAGTAAACGCAAATACTTTACAGGAAATACAATTAGCTATGCTTGAATCTGGATCTGAAAAGGAGGTTGAAGAGGCAAAAGCCGATTTGAAAAGCTAATGGAGATTGGATGTTTATATACTCATTAGCAAATGAGTTAAAACTTACTGTTAGTGAATTATGTGAAAAGTTAACTATAGAAGAAATGGTAGGTTGGGCTGCTTTTTATGAAATAAAACATGAACAGCAGAAACAAGATGACCAAAAAGTACAACAGAGAAGAAGCGTTATACCCAAATCAAGGTAGAATAGGATATATGTTTTGCTAATAGGTCGAAATGGCAATTAAAACAATTGATCTTGTTATAAATACGAGTAAAGGCGAACAGAATGTAAAAAAATTACATCAGCTTGCAAAACAGGTAGAAAAAACATTTGGTAATTTAAATAAATTAAAAATAAATATAAAAACTGCACCAGCACAGAAAAAACTCTCAGCGTTAGAAAAAGAAATTAATAAAGGAAACAGAAAAATTAAATCTTTTCTTGAAACTGCAAATCCTGGAATGAGATTTTTTGGAAATTCAATAGGAAAAGCAAGAGATAATTTAGCTGCTGTTAGAAAAGCCTTTGATGATGCTACAAGTGCAACTGCCCGACAAAATGGTGCGACTACTTTATTAGCTGGTAATTTTAGAAAATTAAGAATGGAAGCTGTTGCTTTTGCTCAAGCAAGTGGAGCAGATCCATCTAAAACTATAGGAAATGTAAGTGCAAGGATAAAAGAAATACAAGGATTTCCTCGCACGATAATGGCAGGAAATGAAGCAATGACTTTGCTTAAACGTATGCAAGATATGACTATTGCAGGATCAAAAGAATTTTTATTAGTTAGCAAAGCAATAGGAGAACAATTAAAAGTAAACGCAACAATACAAATGCAAGCATCAAGAGCAGCAAAGCCAATGACAGCTTCTACTGCTTTTGTTACACAAGAACAAATAAATGCTCTTGGGAAAAATAAATTAGTTCCTCCAAGTATGAGATTGCCAGCAGCAGGTCAATCTAGTGGAACATTTGAAATAGAAAGTAAACCAATAGAAAAAGCTGTTAAAAATATACAGAAATCATCTGCAAAAACAGCGAATATTTTAACTCAACAAAGTGCGTTTGGATTGTTACCACCAGCAGGAGGTACAACAAGTCCAATAAATAGACCAGGAAGATTCTCTGCAACTAATTTAGGGTTTGGTCGTAATGCTAATCCACAGGGTATATTTGCAATGCCAGGTGGCATGACAGGAAGATTAAAAGGTGCTGCTGGTAGTGCCATGATTGGTGGAGGTTTTCCTGCATTATTTGGTGCAGGTGGAATTAGCTCTATTATGGGTGGTATTGCTGGTGGTGTTGGTGGAGCATTAGCACCTGGAGGTGGTTTTGCAGCTTCTATTCTTGCTACTGCTGCTGCTGCTCAAATTGAAAAAACTATAGCTTTTAGAAAAGAGTTAAATAAAGTCAATTTAGAATTAGAAAGTATGGGTATAGCTTCAACATTCTCAAGAAAACAAATAAAAGAATTAGCAAAAGAATTTAAAATTACTAACGATGAAGCGATAAAATTAGCAACTACATTTAAAACTTTTGGTGCTGGACAGGCTGATATGTTACTAAGTGCTTTTGGTTCAAGAGAGGTTTTCGACACTTTATCTGGATTAAGAACTACTGAAGCAGTATTAGGAAAAATAGAAGGTATTAGAGAGGAAATTAGTGAAACAACAAGGCAAGATTTATTGCAGACATTAGCTACAAAAGGATCATTAGAAGCACAAGCAAAATTAGAAAGAATAATATTTGAACAAAGAAAGAAAGCATTTGTTGAAGGAGAGATAGATAAAATTAAAATTTTAGATATACCAAAAGAATTTAGAGCTACAGAGGCTCTTCAAAAAGAATTTGCAAATATTAAAAGATTAGAACTTGGAGCAGAATTTGAAAGGACAAATGGTGCAGCGTTAAAAGTATTAGAAACTCAAATTAAGATAAATGAACAAATGCAGTTTTTATCTGAATTTAATGCACCTGCTGAAGAAATTAGAGAATTATTAAATCCAATGAGAGCAGTTTTAGATTTAAGTATGTCAATTAGAACTGGTTTTGAGGAATCGTTTAAAGGAATAATAAAAGGAACAATGAGTGTTCAAGATGCGTTTAGAAATATGCTAGGTCGAATAGCAGATCATTTCTTGGATACTGCTGCAAGATTAGCTGCTGCACAGTTACAAAGAGGATTTTTAGGTTTATTTAGTAATTTATTTAGTTTTGGAATGAGTAGTAATCCACTCGGTATGCGTCAGCAGGGAGTTGGAGCTAGTGCAAATATGTTGAATAGACACGCAGTAGGTTCTTCTGCTGTACAACCTGTCCTTAACTTTGCTAATGGTGGTAGACCTCCTGTTGGCAGACCTTCGATTGTAGGAGAAAGAGGTGCTGAATTATTTGTTCCAGATAGAGCAGGTACGATAATTCCAAATCATGCAATGGGTGGTACAAATATAGTAGTAAACGTAGATGCTTCTGGTTCTAATGTAGAAGGAGATGAAGATGAAGGTAGAGCATTAGGTATTGCATTATCAGCAGCTATAGAGACAGAATTAATTAAACAGAAAAGACCTGGAGGTTTACTTGCATAATGGCTACTTTTCCATCAATCACACCAACATACGGACAGCAAAAAAGATCCGCACCAAATACCAGAAC